GATTTTCTAGGAAGAAGCTTGTTGCGGGTCCACCATTTACGCTATTTATTTGCCTGTAGTTATCAAAAGAGCCTACAAAACTTTCTTCTAAAACATAATCAAGGGCTATTGTATCGGGTGAAAATACAGATTGACGCAGTTTAAATAAACCAAATACCACTGTATCATTATACTGATTTGTGTAAAGGTTAAATGAAGGTATATTTTCCAGTACTTCCGATACACTACCAGCAACGCCTGCAGGTGTAGCGCTAAGCGGGAAGTTTAATCTAATACTAGGAATATCGATATAATTATCGATAACGATGTCAGTTGAATTAATTGTTTTAATTGCATTAACATCATTAAAAGGGGTTGCGGGGTTTAAATTACTGTTATCAATTATACCGACATAGTAACCTTCATATCTTGAATTGATTGACGATTGAGATTTATTGAGTACAATAAGACCTGCAGCACTTAAGGAGGTTACTGTTTCGAACACTCCAACGCCTTTAGTATCTGGTGACCAGTTAAAGGCATCACCTCTTAAGATATTGAGATATTCAACTTCTGAAAGTTTTAAGTGCGTCGGTTTACCGAAATAATAATGTGAATTTGCTGTTGTAAGGCTTGTGCTCGAAGCACTGGCGACATACGACACTACAGGGTATACTAAAGCGCTATAATTTTGTGTTGTTCCGACACCTGCGCCGCCACCGTAAGGCAAACGATAGATTAATACATCGGCAGGACTTTGGAACACTGCTTTTACAGTGTGGTAGAAATATCTTTCAGCAGCATTTGTAGGTTGTCCGAAAATTTGTTCAAATTGAGAAAGACTTGCAATCTTAAAGGGTTCTGAAACAGGTCCTTTAGCTGCAAAACCTGGAACAAAGACTGTCGTTGCGGCTGGTCCTATAGCTGCAAGTGAAAGGTCAACTTCTTTAATTTCAACACCGGGGCTCTGGATCGTACGTGCCATATAAAGTATTTATGTTTTTTTGGATAAAGTTTTACAAATTTTTATTACAAGTCTATATCTTTTACAAGAGACACGTAAAACTGCGAATAACTAAATGCAAAACTTGTTTCTATTTCAGAACCATCACGGTAATTGAAATTTACACCTCCAAGAAATGTCGGAAAAGCCTTATAATATTTAAATTGTACAGTTTTTTTGTTGTATTCGTCCAAGGCATATATAGATATATCCGATCTGTAGTTTAAATTTATATTGTTTACATTATTATTGTCAGGCTTTGCAATACCATATTCTGCAAGCGCTTGCTTAGTCTTTGTCAGGTCATTTATATCATATGTACCTTCCCTCTCGTCATTAAACAAATTTAACCATGTATAAATGACCCAGTAATTATTAAATCTATTATCAACAGTAAAATTTACAACCATAGGCGGATAGGGATTACGACTGTAACTGCTTGTTGTAAGTGTTTGGCCACTATAACGAACCGTTGAAGCACTGATCTCTATGTCTGGTACTATAATACCAAAGACTGAAAACTGTAATGTATCGGGTATAATGATTTCGTTACTTCTAACATCTTTTGTAGAGATTTGTTTTAATGCAGGGGGTACATTAAACGACATTAAAAATTTATCGCGCCGTGACTTATTGAGAGGGCTCTGATTTAAAGGTGTAAGATCGGGCATATATTAATTTAATCTTTTCCACCCTTGAGATTCTAAATCTTGTAGGTCAGTGTTTGCTTCGTCTTCTCTATTTGGGAGTAAAATCGGTAAAGGCTTATAACCACTACTATCTTTTTCATTATTATACATAGAATCTGGATTAACGAAATATTTCACACCATAATCTAGGGCGCGTATTTTGAGAGGTTTTTTGTTTGTATCTAACTCAACAACCTCAAAGAACTTTTCTGCTAATTCATTTTCTAGTATTATCAAAGCCCATATTAAGCTCATGACTCTGTCGTCCTGCATATCAGCACCAGGTTTTGCGGCCCAAGTGCCGTTGGGGTAACGAATAAAATCTCTTAATTCGTTTAAAGTTTTAAGATCATGAATTTTGACAGCGTTAAGCTCATTTATCCAGTAACGCATATTCATAACACCCTTATATTTGGTATTCGTATGCGCGCTTATTCCGGCCTTTTTAAATTCAGCTGAGCCAGCCTTGGTGCCGTATGAAACTATATTATCGTAATTTAGAGTAAATTTTAATTGATCAACAACTTGCGCACCACAATTATTTCTTTCTATCATGGCTAGGGGCGACCCCCAATGCTTGAGAATTTCATGGAGCTTAGAAGTAAAGTTATATGGTGATATCTGTTTGTTGTGATAGGTAGCCACTTGTTCAATATTCTTTAAGTCCGTAATATCAAATATCTGTACAACACTAGCTGCCTCGCCGACACCTTCACTCACATCAACCCCTACTACATAAATTGATTCTTGCTTGGGTTCAGCCCATAAAAGATATTTTCCTTCATCATAAATAAATTTCGGTTCAAAGCATTCCGCTTTAAGCTTTTCAAACATGTTGTCATTAATCGAACTTTCACCTGATTGAAAGAATACATTTCCGTACTCCTGGTCGAACGCGTCCTTGGTGCCTATTGATTTTGTTGTTAATGCTTTCCATTCTTCATCTCTGCCAGGTATTTCCCACCAATCAACCCGCTCCGCCCTCCAGCCATTTTTTTCCTCAAAAGCACCTGTGTATATTTCATGGAAAAGATTGCCTGTGCCGTTTGGTGTACTTGCAATAAAGATTTTAGATTTCTTGGAACTCGAAATAATAGGATAAACTGATTTCCAGAATTCTTCTACAAGATGATTATCAATAAACGCCAACTCGTCGAGGATTACGCAATTTACCGATTCACCTCGACCCGCATCGCTACTAGTTGTTGATATACCAATGCTGCTGCCGTTGCCTAAAGTCATAGAAGTTTTACCGTACTCTACAGCCCCTGGTTTTAAGTAATTTGGTAGCTGTTCATATGCGATTCTCACGCGTTTAAAAATATTGATCGCGGTCTGCTCTTTATTAGCTACAATTAATACCCGCTGATCTTCATGAAAACAAGCCAGCCAAAGGGCATATATAGTCATAACCGTTGTTTTACCTATTTGACGCGAAGCTAGTAGAACTACAAATCTATTATCTCTTAATGATCTTAATACGCGTTTTTGACAGGAAAACAGTTCAATCTTAATTTTACCTTGGTCGAGATTAACTATGTAGAAAAAGTTTTCTGCAAAATACAATATATTCTTAGTACATTTTTGTATATCCTTGATCCATTGCGGGTTACTAGCATAATCAAAGGTAGCGGCTGGCCTAGGTAAATTAACGTTGCCTAAATAAAATTGTTTTTCATTTTTTGGAGGCATATTATTATAAATATTTAAGTGAATACCGCAAATACACTAGTAGACATTGGTTTGTTATATGAAAAAACAGTTACAAAGAATACACCTTATAGGCCTGCCTATACTTTTAAGAAGGAAACAAATAAGAAAGTAGTTGATGCCAAAACAGACCCCAAGGCGTTCATAAAAGACACAGGCCCTGAGGCTGCAGAAAATTTTGACAAAGAAGCGCTGGTGGACCCAGAACATGATACAAAAGGCGATAATCATTTTCAGCCTAAAAAATATTCACAAAATTTAGAGAAAACAGAAGTTAAAAGCATAAATAATTCTATGAACAATAAGTCTATTTTCGATAAACTATACGAGGAAGTGCTCGGTGGGGAACCTACAGCACATGATGATATGGCTGATGCAGAAGCATTAGACATTAACATCGGTAAAGAAGAAGAAGGCAGCGATGTAACATTTACATTGCCCCGTGAAGTTGCACAACAACTTTGTGACGTTCTTCATTCTGCTTTAGGAAGTGGTGAAGAAGACATGGATGGTGAAGAAGATTTAGATGGTGGAATGGATGCCCCCGGCGGCGAACAAAAAGAAGATATGATAGGCGGAGGAGCTGATGTTTCACGTGAAGCTACTGAAATGACAGAATTAAAGCCCTCTGCTGGTGAATCCTTGATGAAAAAGGACAATAAAGTCCACGGGACAGTATCTAACTTAGTAAGCAAAGGTCATGGAGATGGAAAAGTTACTGATAAGGTAGGCAACGATGGTACCTTGGCAGATAGCAAAGGAAAGACACTTACAGGTAAGAACAATAAGGTGGCTGGCAAAGCGTCTAACGTAGGTCAGTATATCTACCAAAAATAAATAGTAAGAATAGACTTAAAAAGAAAGAGCCTAACGTAAGTTAGGCTCTTTTTTTGCTTAAATATATTTGATGACCTTTTTAGAATATTATAGATCAGGTGTCGTCCATAGACATATGAAGGATATTATTCCTGATCCTTCGTCACATTCCCAATCTCCAGGTAAGACTGTACCGGATTATGTACGGACAAAGAAAACAAATACAAAATTAGAAGCTATAAAGAACATGGAAGTAGGTAGGTTTGTATATCTCACACCTTTAGACATCAAAGAAATAGAAGGAATGTTCCCTACAAAAGCTGATTTATCTACATCTGCTAAGCCTGAAGTGAAAGAGATAGGTAAACCTAACGAAAAAGACGGCACAAGAATAGTACTTAGCTATGATCCCATGGTTAAGAAATATAAACTAACAAAATCAAGAGGTGTTAAAAATGTCTAATGATTTTTATACGGGCGGGAACGGTATTCAGACATATCCTATTACACAGCCGATTAATCAATGCTTTAGTTTTACAGATAAATCTCAAAACGGTTGCGAACGGCTCATATACTCAAACTACTGGCAGGAGCAAATCAATCTATATGGTCAGAATGTATTGTATTTTGTAAATAACTTCAACTTATCGAGTGCGGATAGTTTATACGGTGAAGAACCAACACAGAAGTTTCAAGAGCCTAAGTTTATTAAATTAGGGATCAATCTTAACGAAAACGCACTCATGTTGAGCAAGTATGGGTTAATGTCAGAGGATGAAGTTACAGCTTACGTTCATATTTCTGGTTATTATTCAACCTTTGGTTATGGAGCAGAACCAAAGTCGGGCGATATCTTTCAATTATATGATTACGGGTTAGATAGACCGGGCGGGAGGAATGGTAGATATTACGAAATAACTGAAAGATTAGATCAGGATATAGCACAGATAAACCCACTTGCAGGTCATTATGTATGGTTACTAAAAGCCAAGCGCTTTGAATACTCTTTTGAATTAGGTCTATCAGGTGCTGCAGATGCAATGAATAACCAGATTTTTGATGATGCTAAAAACACTAGTGTATCGGGTGCTAACAAACCCTATAGTTACAGTGCGGATGCTCAGAATATATTTGACTATTCAGCTAGTAACAACGATAGTGTATATGGTGGTTATTAAGCGGAAGCAGCTGGCACAACTTCGTTTCTAAAAGACGCAATTAAATTATCTGCTTCTCTGGCATTATTAAATTCTAAAAACACAAATTTGCCTGCATTATCCTTTAGTTTATACACAATCATATTTTCCTTTTTAGAAATATTAACAATAATGTAAGAGGTGCCGGCAGCTAACTGTCGTTCGTATCTTGTATTTGCAGCATTATTGCTGTCTATTATTACGTTTTTTCTTCTATTGACTGTAAAATGGGTGCCAACAATGTAGTGCATAGATCAGACTCCAGTGTATCGGTGAGTTCTAGGTCGATAGGTTCCAATGTGGTGCATAAAACAGGCTTTAATAATGTGGTGCATAACTTAGGCTCTATAGTATTTATTTCAAAAGTCATTTTTTCAAATCCTGCTACCTCTTCAATCATTGTTTCATACCTTTCGACGATATACTTCTGAAATGAAAGTGGTTTAATCCAATCACTAGTCTTTTCCATATCGTGCTTGAGCTGCTTAGCCCTTATACTTACGTGATCTAAGGCTTCAATTAGACAAAGCCATCTACTGTATTCGTGTATTGTAAGTTCGTGTTCTTTTTGACTTGTTGATTTAATTTGTATACTGTTTTTTGAAGATTCCTGTCGCATATCCCAGTATTATAATAGAAATTTCTTTTGGTTCAAGAAGATTATTATTTTTATTAAAAAGATCCATTAGATCACAAAACGTTTCGACTTGAGAAGTAAAATTCTTAAAATAACTTCTACAAAGATCCATGACGTCATGTTTTTTTTCCTCGTCCATTGTAGAAGTTTTAATCTTATCTAAAGTATAGTCATGTATTAAGGCAAGAGTATTACTAAATATTTCCTTAGAAGTTGAAGCCTCTTTTTTATAATAAAAGAAACTCTGTTCTAATAGTTTACTAAGCTTTTCATCATTTAAATTATAGCGAAGGAAATCGTAAATTTCTTTTGGGTCTTTCTTTGTAAAAACACGTGATGGTATGAAGGGGTCACCAGCTCGTGCTTCGGATTGGGTTAAAATAGAATCAGGTATATTCATCGGCTAATGCAGATTCTACTATTTCTTTTAAAGCTTCTTTTGAATTATCCATAGGTTGCGTTGTAACAACAGTAGATATATCTATATAGATAGCGACATCTTTCTTACACTCTTGGCATGTATATAAATTGTCTGTATTGAATCTAATAGGCACAAACGCCTTAACTTTCTTATGACAAGGGCAAACTACTTCAGCGCCTTGATAAGAAAACTCTTTTATACGTTCATTTTCTAATTTTTTATTTTTTAAAAGAAAGTATACCGTAAAAACATTACTATAAATATAGTATATAAAAAATTGAAGGCTGAGACCGATCCCGCATCCAAGCCAAAAGCTGAGCCCTAATTCTTTAGTTAGAAATCCTGTTAATAGAGAAACAGAGATTAGTATTAATAGTTGTACTATTGTCTTTAAGACCACAATATATATTTTATGAACTTTTTGATACTAATCAATGATCTTATCTAGAGTATCGCTGACGTGCTTGACTGTGTCAATTATAGCTTTAAGTTTTCTTATAGCATCCTGCACCTCGAGTTTTGCTTTAGTATTTTCAGATACTAAGGGAAAATTGAGTGAGGTTTCAAAGAGCTGTAATGCATTAGATGCATCAACATATATTTGGCCTAGCGAATCTGTTACCGTAGTGAGAGGGAACGGAAGGCTTTTTCTTAATTGTACTTGGTTCGGAAATTGGGACATCGACTTGTTAAATAGGTCCTTTATAGTAACCTGTTGTGCATTAACCTCTCTTGCAGCCATACCTGTAGTCCACTTGTTATAGTAGCTTACTGTATCTTCAAACATTAACCTTTTCTTCACTAAATATATTTATTCTAATATAAATAATAATGTATGAGTAATATTTTTGAAAAACGATTTAATACGATTTTGGAAGCTGACGTTGCGCCAATGCCGGAGATGCAAGATGACGCGCCTATGACTGACAGAGAAGCAATGGCCCAGACATTAAAGACGTCAAAGCCAGAGGATTATGATGTACAAGCACCTCATGGGGGCGGTGAGATAGAGAAGGAAAAAGAACACCAAAAAACGCAGCTCGGTGGTTGGGTACAGGAAATTGACAAGTTTATTGCCTTTTTGAACGGGACAGATGGTGGCTCAATTCAAGCAAAATTACATGCTGCCCGTTGCGATTCAGTGTTTGAAGATATCGCAAGAAGCGAGAAAAAGAAAATAGCTAGAATAGCAGCAGAATTGAGCGCCTTAAGCGAAGCGTTTAAGGGTTACTTGATTTCAATGTCTAGTTAATATTTGTTAAAATAAGTCTTGCTTTTATACCGCTAAAGCTGTTTTCATTCACAAAGCTGGTATCAATACAATCTAGTTTTTGATCAATACAGATATCGTTAAAGTCTTTATATTTTTTCCCATATTTTTCTGGCCATACAAAAACTGTTTCCCCGCTTTCAACTAAACTTGCTGTCTTCTTTTTACTGGCCGTATCCTTCCACTGGCTATCAAGAACCCATACTTTTTTAAATAAGTTAAATTCAAAGAGCTGCTTTTCTTGCAGGGGAGAAAAACTATTTATGGAATCTTCTTGAATACCAGCAACAGCAATACCATTACGCATAAAAAAACAATCTATAGGGCCTTCGAAAATAAAGATCTGCTCCAAACCAGTATCAATTTGATTTATATTAAACAAAGACCGTTCACCACGAACCTTACTTAGGTAACGGGGTTTAAGTTTCAGATCAATATCATAGATAGCTCTCGTCTGATAAAAGATTATATTATTACTTTTATCATAAAACGGTATGATGATACGGTTCTTGTGTATATAATCAGTAAGAGAAATATATAGAGCATGAGGACGATTGATTGCTGTATCTAATCTACGCTTCTTAATAAGACTCAACGCATCTATTACACATTTATTATCTTTAAAGAATTGTACCTGAGAATCATCAAATAAATTAATTGAATCTGTAGGTAGATGTTCAATGACCGGTATCTTATTCTTTACTCTCTCTTCAATGTCTACGTCTTTTACCATATTAGGTATAACGTCAAAGTTGCCGGCCTCTTTTAATATTTCACCTACCGAAAGACCCGACACCTCCTGTATCCATTTAACAGGAGCACCATACCACCCGCAATTATGGCAGCAAATAATATTCTTAGTTATAACGTAATAGCAGCGGCGTTTTACTTGCCAGGAATTACCTTCCCTGCATATAGGGCATCCCGCTTCATAGGTTTGTGATAACTTCTTAAATCGCGGGTACCCTGCGTACTGATAAAATTTTTGTACAATATACTCTTGAGGAATATCCACAAGCTATTGTAGTAATATAGGAAGTAAAATTCTACTCTTTTTTATCTTGAGTAGCACTAGGTATGTCTCTAACAGAGACAACGCCTTTACGGATAAAAGTACCGCTTGCGGGATCAATATATTCGGCTTCAACAACTTCTTTGCGACCACGGATATATGTTTTTAATGTGGGCCTAACAGGTTCACCGGAGATGGGTGATGTAATTATTACCGGCTTAATGAAGTCCATAAAACTATTTATCAACCAAGTTTATAATTACAAGTTGTTCTTATTGTATTGACGTAGACAGGTATCATAAATATTCCTAGGTAGTCTTTCAACTATATCAACAATACCGTTGTCAAGACCAAATTGAAATTTTTCGACAGGAATAACTCTATTAATCATCTTGGGCATAGATAGAAACCCATGGCTTTCGTTCATAGTCTTACAGTAAACAAGTAGTTCACCGAGGTATGTACCTTTTGTAACAGCGTAAATATACCCCCTTTTAGGGTGAGGCTTAACCGAGAAGCTGTTCTTTAAGTGCGATAATACATTTTTGAGCTGAGTCATAAATATCAGGTAGGCCGAGTTCAAGTTTATGAATTTTTTCAGTAGAAAGCAAGCAATTTGATCTATTCGCTTTAAAGCCTATTTCGTCATAATTTTTCATTTTCCAGTTGGCGTTGATCAAATCATTTGCTGTAAGAATATCAACAACAGCACGTGCCGTAATACCACCTGTATTAACAACGTTATAGATACCGGACTTTGTGTATTGATAGTTGAGCGAAATAAATTTATAGAAAAATTCACATAAATCCTCAACACAAGTACAGCTGTTATTAAAATCTATTAGGTTATCGTAGTTTAAGATCTTAATGAAATAATTTTTCTTGTTTATCTCGCCTGTAAACGGTATGCGTACCCTAAAGATAGATGTATTGACATAGTTAGTAATAAGCTCGGAAATATGTTTTGTTTTTGAATAGAAGCTACTCTCTGGATTAAACAGTCCGAAGTTTGGTGTATCGGTTTCACTATATTCCTTTTCGTATCCGTTGTAAATACACCCACTAGAAATCGTAATTAATGCGTATTTATTTTGAATACAAAAACTATTTAATATAGATTGGAGATTGACGTTGTAATTGAAACAAACAGATTTATTGTCCTCACAAGCTTCAACGTTCGGAGAGCCTGTATAACCAGAGCAGTTAACTACAGTAACAAATTCATTTCTAACATGCTTTGCTATATAACTAGCTAGCTTATTAGTATCAAAATAATCGCACTCAGATCTTGATATATGATGTAAATCTAGTTGTTTATCTTGTAAGAAAGAAAAAAGCTTATTACCAATGAAGCCTTTGCCTAGAACTAGAATTGAATCGCGCACAAAATAACTTATTTAAGTTATTCACTATCTCCAGGCTCACTCCTTACGTTTTTTATAAAAAACTTGTTTAAAAGTGTGGCGAGAGAGTCAGCCTCTTGCTCATTATGAGCAAAGATAAAATTAACTGGTTGACCATCCATCGTGTAGCCTAAAATAATAAACGAGTTTAGGAACTCTTGTACCGTATTAACTAATGCGTCTGTATTTTTTCGGGCAGAACTGTTTTCTTTAATCTGATTCTGAATAAAGGCGGCAAAAGCTTTTTTAGCTAAATCTTTTGTTTCGCTATCTTTTGGGTCAAAGTCGTTATTATCCTTCGACTGATTCTGGTTGACTTTCTTCATTTATATTATTTATCCTCTTGGAGAGAAATCTACAGCGACCGGAGTAGTCTTGATTACATGTTACACCATATTTTACAAGGTATTCAATTATAGTTTCAATACTTTCGGTCTTTAAGGTAAAATTACGGGGGAATCTATTGCCGCCGTCATTCAGCTCAAAGCATGTTGAGTTATTGTCGCCGCCATCATTATAGCAAGTAATAAAGACAGAGACTTCACTAGGATTAACTAGTACGGTCCATCTACGGGGATCGCTTTTATTAAAAATAGAGAACACTTTCAAGACAACAAACCCGTTGTCTTTAAGACGTTTTATAAAGTACCCCGGTGTACGTATTTTGTTTTTACTC